CGACCGCCAGGGCCTTGTGCTGCACCCGGTTTTCTTTGGCTCCCCGACCTGGGCTCGAACCAGGGACCTACGGATTAACAGTCCCGCCCACGAACCAGCCGCAAACCCGCTCCGCTGCTCGCTTTTCTGGGTTTCACTGTCTGATACTTCAACCCTCTCGATACTCCGCAAGGCGTTGATTCCAAACGCTCACGGGTCGGGTTTCAGACAGCTCGCGCCACCTTGTTGGGGGCCACGATGCCGCGCCAGCGCGACTTCACGTAGCGCTCGGTGGTGGTCACCGAGTCGTGCCCGCACAGCACCTGGATCTGCTCGAGCGGCACGCCGGCCAGCCACATGTCGGTCGCGCCCTTGCCCTTCATGTCGTAGAAGCCCCAGCTCGGCATCGCGGCCAGCGGCCCCTTGTCCTTGGTGTGCTGCTCGCGCACCGCGGCCTGGCGGCGCTTCAGCATCGCGCACAGCCCGTCGTAGGTGTAGGGCTTGCCGTCGCGCCGGTGGATCAGGGTGAGGCCCGTCACCGTCTTGCCGTCGGCCTTCTTGTCGGCCGCCTTCAGGCGCGCCAGCACCGCGTCGATCTCCGCCGTGATCTCGATGTCGACGGCCGCGCCGGTCTTGCCCTGGCGCGTGCGGATGATGCGCACCAGCTCGCCGCCGGCGCCGCGTCGCTCGGTCAGGTTGCGCGGCGTCCACGCGATGATGTCTTCAGGGCGCTGCAGCGTGCGGTAGACCAGCTCGGCCATGGCCCAGACCTGCACGGGCGCATCGGCCAGCGTGGCGCGCATTTCGTCGTCCTCGACGTAGCGGTCGCGCTTGGTCTCCTTGTTGCGCTTGACGCCGATGCAGGGGTTGGTCTTCACGCCACCCTGGCCGGTGCGGATCAGCCAGGTGAACATCGCCGACAGGCAGGCCTTCTCGCGGTTGGCGCGCACGCCGCGGTCCAGCTCGAGGTTGGTGTCCAGGTACTCGGCGACGTGCGGCGCCTCGACGCCCTGCGGGAACATGGGCCCGAAGAAGGCCTTGAGCGGCACGGCGTCGCGGGTGTAGTCGTCGAGCGTGCGCTGCGCGAGGTCTTGCGCGGTGACGCGGCGCTTGCAGGCCGCCAGGAACTCGTCGAGGTAGAAGGCCACCGTGCCGTAGCCGTCGCCCAGGCCGTGGGCGATCTCGGCGGCGCGGCGCTTCACCGCATCCAGGTCGCGGCCAAGATGCTCCCAGCGGCCGCCCGGGTGGTGGTAGTAGAACGCCCCGTGCTTCGCGTAGACGCGCGGCGGCAGGTTAAGCGGGTTGGACTTTCGAGGTCTGCCCACGGCGGCCATCCTGGAACAGCTTGATCAAGGCGCCGCGGTTGGGCTGTTCCACCGCTGGGCGCTCGCTTGGCGCCAGTGCAGCCGGGCCTGGAACAGGCCGACCCGAAAGCACGGCCTCGGCATGGGAGCGTATCACCACGGGCCGACCGTTCGGCTTCGTGGTAACGGTCAGGCCGAGCGCGCGCAGGTGCCGCACCTGGGCAGCCGGCTGGGTCAGCGGCGCGCACAGGTCGGCGATCTCGGCGTCGGTCAGGTAGAGCATGGTCAGGCTGCCTTGCCCCCGTGCTGCTCGACGAAGGTCTCGGTCGCATCCTTCTGCGCCGGCTTGCCGCCCTTGCCCTTGGTGTCGCGCTCGAAGGCCTTGACCGTGCCGTCGATCGGCGCTTGCTTCACCGCCGGCGGCGTGAGCGTGATGCTCGTCTCGCAGCCGATCAACGTGGCCAGCTTGCCGATCACGTCCTCCTTGAGCTTCGAGGCCTGCACGCGGAACAGCAGGTCGACGGTGCCGCCCTCCTTGCAGTCGGCGCGCACCTTGTTGACAACGCACTCGCCGACGACGATGTTCGAGCCACCGCCCAGGCCGCGGTCGATGGTCAGCGTGTAGCCGACGTACTCGCTCTTGAGCTTCAGCGGCTGCTCGATCGTCGTGCAGCGCAACAGCGGCATGTCGGTGACGGGCTCGACGCCCTCGAGCTGGCCCTGGGCCGCTTCGCCCTTAGCCTTCTGGTAGAGCATCCCGCGCAGCGCGCCGTCGAACTCCGACAGGATGTGGTTGCTGGTGGTCAGCTTGACGCTGATGTCGGCCGCGGGCACGTGCTCGTCGCCGTGCAGCTCGCTGCGCACGTTGACGTTCAAGATCGTGACCTTGGCCATCGACTCGATGGCGAACTGGCTGGGCATGGTGCGGGGCTCCTGGCTGGTGGTGATCAGGCCGCCTCGGCGGTGCCGGTCATGGGCACGAGCTGGGCGCGTTCGGGGTCGGTGGTGAACTCGACGGTCAGGCGCGTCGGGTAGGTGCGCATGTCGATCGACGTGATGCGCACATCGGCGCCTTGGAGCGCTGCGATCTGCGCCGCCAGTGCGGCCTTGATGGCGTCCTCGCTGAGGGTCATGCTGTTGGTGCCGGGGAACTTCATCGGATGCTCCTGGTGGTGGTGAAGAAGGCGGGCGGCCGGCGGACCGGCGCGGCGTGGGAATCAGGGAGGGTTGTGCCGCTCGCGGTTCGCCAGCTCCAGCATCGTCACGCGGTCTTGCAGTTCGGTGGCAGTCGACGGGAATGCCGCGATGGTCGCGCGCAGTTCCTTGTTCTCCTGGCGCAGCTTGTGCACTTCGGCCGCGTATGCCTGGCTCACCTGCAGTTGCAGGTCCGTCATGTCGGCGTTGAAATCCTTGGCCTTCTTCATTGCTCGCTCCGCCATTCCAGGTAAAGCCACATCCAGTGAAACTGGCAGCCCGCAGCGTTGCGCGCCCTCGCTGGCCGGGGCCACCTTGTAGATGCGGGTCTGGGTGGCCATCGGTTCAGCTCTCCCACGCCATGCGGTAGGTCTGCTGCAAGTCTTCCAACTCGGTCGGCGTGAGCACGTCGCGCGCTTCGTCGAGCACCAGCTGCGCGGTCTCGACGCCGGTGGCGTTCTCGATGTCGGCCTTGTACTGCTCGACCGTCTTGGCTGGCGGCTGGGCCGGCGCCGGCGCGGCGGTGGGCTCGGGCTTCTTGCCGCGCGCGCGGATCGCGTCCTTCGCCTTGTCGGCCGCGCTGGGCGCGCCCGTGGCCGCCTGCTGCTCGCCATCGATCGGGTCGAACCAGTCGGCTGCCACGCTCATGCCGTCGCGCAGCGAGGCGTAGACCTTCTTCAGGCCGACCACCTGGGCCGGCTGGATCGCGTCGAGCCGGCGCTGGATGCGCTTCTCGATCTGCTCGCGCGAGACGCCGAACTCGGAGAAGGCCTTGACCATCTTCTGCATGGCCTCGGGGCTGGTGTCTGCCGTGGTGTGCATCGTGGTCTCGCACTGACCCACGGCGGCCTCGGTCACGTCGCCCGGGATGACGGCCAGGATGCAGGCGCGCAGGCGGCGCGCCCCCTGGTTGGCCACCATTTCGTAGATGTCGCGCGGGTCTTCGAGGCGCTTGCTGCCGTTGCGCGTGTAGCGCAGGTGAGGAACCTGGAACGTCACCTCGCGGCGGGTGTTGGTCTCCACGTCCCAGGCGAAAGCCTGCACCGTGCTTTCGCCGTTGCGCTGGTCGAGCTCGCGGATGCCGAACTGCATGTTGCCCCAGGCCTGCGCCATGGCCTCGGCCAGGCGGATCGAGGGGCCCGACACGTCGCTGCCGCCGCGGTTGTAGGTGTAGACCGCCGCGTTCGCCAGCGTGGGCCGGCTGCAGGCGTTCAGGATCCGGTCCATCGCCGCGATCGGGTCGCGGGGGTTCATGCGCGCGATCATCATCGCGGCCTGCACCTCGGCGATCGCGCGCTGCTGGTCGGTCTGCGCCACCGCGTTGCCGCCCGGACGGGCCGCCACCGGCGCGTCGCCGAAGGGGTTGGCCGGGCGCTGTGCGATTTCGTTCATGCTCAGGTTCTCCTGGTGGTGGGTAAGAGGGGCCGCGGTCACTTCAGCAGGAAGCGGCGCGAGGGTTCGCCGACGGCGACGAACTGCTCGTAAAGGTCGGGGTGCGCGGCCTTGAAGGCGGCGCTGTCGAAGCGCTTGGGCGCGGCGCTGGCCTTCCAGGTGGCCAGGGTGTGGCCCGACGAGTCGATCAGGGTGTCGCTCTCGCCCATGGACTTCATCACGACGGCCTTCCACTGCTCCTCGGCCAGCTCGAGGTGCTTGGCCTGGGTCTTCAGCTCGCGCAGCTGCTGCAGCGCCTGCAGCACGTCGTCGCCGGCCAGCACGCTGTTGGTCTTGGACGAGCGGCCGAAGCGCGCCTGCACATCGGCATAGCTCACTGGCTCGGGCGGCTCGCCCGCCTTCACGCGCTCCCAGAACTCGGTGCAGGCGTCGCACAGCATGTCCTGCAGCTCGCGGTCCTCGGGCACCTCGTACAACCGGAAGTCGCTACCGCCGATCAGCACCGCCACGTCGGCCACCACGAAGCCCGTCACGGCCATGTAGTGCTGCACCTGCAGCAGGTAGGGCTGCGGGATCTGGTCGCTGCCGGGTTCGCCCCAGCCGTCGGCGGTGCGCGCCGTCTTCGCCTCGAACACGCGGCGCGGGCCGGCCTCGGGGATCACGAAGCCGTCGAGGTTGGCGATCATGTGCTCGTAGATCGGGTGCCGCACTATCTGGTCGATCACGCGCACCTCGTTGCCGGTCTCGTCGGCGTAGGCCTGGCGCACCACGGGCTCGAGATAGCGGCCCCAGCGCATGGCGTCGTTGTCGGCCTGCGGCTCGATCTCGCCGCGCTTCTCCTGGTAGACCTGCAGCGGGGTCTTCCACTTCGACAGGCCCAGGATGGCGGCGACATCGCTGCCGCCGATGCCGGTGGTTCTGGCCTTCAGCCAGTCTTCGCGTGCGTTCATGCTTGCTCCAGTTGACGAATGCGCGCGAGCAGGCCCAGCTCCTGCTGGAAGCTGTTGCGCAGGTAGATCGGACCGGTCAGGCCCGTGCCGGCGTAGTGCTTGCGCTCATCACGCAGGCAGTCCAGTTGCCAGCGCAGGACGCGCAGGCGACAGGCTCGGACGAGGCGGAACCACAAGCTGCGCCGAGTCGGCAGCACGCGCCGGCTGTTGGTGGTGATCACTGATAGCCCCTCCCGTTGATGCACTGAGGCGGGCAGTGCTGGTTCCAGATCGCGAAGTCGGGATCGATCTCGCGCTGCACGAGGCGCAGCTCGGCCAGCTGCTCGCGGCCGCGGGTGTAGGCGCCGTGGTCATCGCTGAACTCGTGCGACCAGTCGTGCCGCTGCAGCAGCGTCACGTAGGCGCGGCGCTGGGCTTCGCGAAGGGCGGCCGGCGCCGTCTGGATCGACGCGACGATGCCGGCGAAGATGGGCTGCAGGCCGCCGCTCACGCTGCCACCTCGTCGACGATGGTGGAAGAAGCCGGCGCGGCCTTGGTCAGGGCCCAAGTGCGGCGCTGCAGCTCGCGGCCGATCAGCGAGCCGAGGCAGTTGGCGCCGCTCCACTCGCCGCCACCCGGGAACACGTTCCAGTAGCTGCCCTTGCGGTAGCCCTCGACCGTGGCCACCGCCGCGGCCTCACCGTACTTTGCGACTACCGTGCGGATCGCAGAGGCGATCGCCTTGTCGCTGTTCTCGCGCACCCCGCTCACGAAGCGCGCATCGCCGAACGCATCCGTCCAGGCGCTGCGCACGACGCCGGCGCAGTCCGTCATCGCGTCGAAGGTGCCGGAGACGTAGCGGTCGAGGATTTCGTCGACCTGCTTGCCCATCGGGCCGTCGGTCCAGCGCACGTCGATCGCGTCGCCGCCGCTGAACCGCCGCGACTTGACCGAGAACTTGATGCCAGGGAACGCCCGGGCCAGCTCGATGCGGATGTTCTTCGCGGCCGCGTTCAGCGAGTCGTTCTTGCCGCGCTGATCGCCCACCGGCACGAGGTGCGGATTCGCGGCCTGCAGGGCCTTCGCCGCTGCTGCACGCGCCATCTGCTGAGCCTTCCAATCGTTCATAGCTTGCTCCTTCCTAACCGTTTATGCATAGCCATTATCGGCATGCCGCGGAAGTTGTCAAGCCATAAACGGCTATGCCGAGCCGAAAGAAGGCCCGCGCATGGCGGGCAGGGCCTGGCGGTCGGCTACTTGCGCAGCTCGATCACGGTGTCGGGAGTCTTCTGCAGCTTCGGGCGTTGCAGCTCGGGGTCGCCCTTGTCGAGGCACATGAACGTGATCTCGGCGCGCGGGTAGTTGCCCAGCAGGTAGGGCGGCTGGGTCTCCTGGGCCGAGACGATCTGGAACTCCTTGCCGGCGGCCCGGCAGTGCGCGCTGCCCTCGGCGATCAGCTCGGCCTTCATGCTGCCTAGACCCGGCAGCCCGGTGGCGGCTTGCTTGGCCAGCATGTAGGTATCGCGCCCCATCGGCACGACGCCGGTGTGGCTGGCGCATCCGGCGATTGTCAGCGCGGCCAGCGCGGCGGCTGTGGTCTTCATGGTCATCCCGGTCATAGATGTTCGCTCTGCTTGTGGACGATCCGGCCCAGCAGGTGCACGCGCTCGTCGCAGGCTTTGCGTGGGTAGCGGATCTGGTCGGGGTTGTCGGACTTGAGCCACCACCGCCCCTCGTCGCGCACCAGGCGCTTGATCACCAGCTCGCCTTCGAAGTTGACGGCGAACACCTCGCCGTCGCGAGGTTCTGTCTCGTCGGTGTTCACCACCACCGTGTCGCCCGACCAGAGGCCCGGCTGCATGCTGCCGTTGGCCACGCGCACCGCGAACAGCTTGGCCGGCTGGTAGCCGCGGGACGTGAACCACTCGCGGCGGAACACGATCGGCGCGTCCTCCTCGTCCAGGTACTCGATCGCGAAGCCGCTGGCGCCGGCCGACAGCTTGAACTTCACGCGGCGGATTGCCGGATAGGCCGGGTTCTCGTCGAGCTCGACCTCGAGGGACGGCAGCCGCTTCAGCTGGCCGGCGCGCAGCGCTTCCTGGAAGCGCTCGGGCGAGTGGTACAGGGTGCCCACGTCCACGCCGAAGGCTTCGGCGATCTTGCGCAGGTTCTCGCCGCTCGCATTGGTCTCGCCGCGCAGGATCCGGCCGATGGTGCTCTGGGCCACGCCGGTGCGCTTCGCCAGGGCGGGCTGACTGCCCAGGGTGACGTGCGCATCCATCAGTGCGGCAATGTTCTTGCCCACATTCGGGTCGGGGGCGACTCTTGTTTTAGCCATACAGGGATAGTCGCAGTGACGGCTAACCAAGTGCGGCTTGCCTGTAAAGCCATAAACGGCTAGGATGACTCTGTTTCAACCGGAGAGCCCAGCCATGAGCACCAACGTCGAGCCGATCCTGACCTTCGTCCGCCGCAAGCTGGACGAGTCGCGCGGGGAGTGGGTCGAGATCTCCAGCGTGAGCGGCGTGCCGTACCACACGCTGACCAAGATCGCGCAGGGCGCCACGCCGAACCCGCGCATCGAGACCGTGCAGCGCCTGGTGGACTTCTTCAACGGCCAGCTGGTGGTGAACGCCGGCGCGCCGTCCCTGCCGCAACAGGCGGCTGCCTGATGTGCCCGTGGTCGTGTGTGTGATGCGATCCATGGGCAGCACTGTCGCGAGCCTCGCATCCACACGCCTCCCAAGACTTTGGAGACGTTTGGAATGCAACTCGAATCCCTCAATGACGCGCTGATCGAGTGCGTCAAGGCGATCGGCGGCAGCAAGGTCGCCGGCATCGCCCTGTGGCCCGCCAAGGGCGTCGAGGCCGCGCAGCGCCACCTGCTCGCGTGCCTGAACCCCGAGCGCAACGAGAAGCTGGGCCCCGACGAGGTGCTGCACGTGCTGCGCTTGGCGCGCGAGCGCGGCTGCCACGTGGGCATGCAGTACCTGGCTGTGGCGCTGAGCTACGCCGAGCCGGTGCCGGTCGAGCCCAAGGACGAGGCCGACGAGCTGCGCCGGCAGGTGCTGGCCATGGGGCAGTCGCTGCAGCGCGCGCTCTCGCGCATCGAGCAGCTGGAACGGCCGTCGCCGAGGGCGGTGGCATGACGCTCATCCAACGCCAAGACGCGCTTGTCGCGAAGCTCGAACCGCTATACCGCAAGCACTTCGCGAGCGGGAGCAGCGGCTTCGGCGGGTACATCGTCGGCCCGCGGTCGCGCTTCAAGCGACTGCACCACCAGGAGCTGATCGCCGCCGGCTACACGAAGCAGCAAGCCCTGGAAAGCGCCGAGCAGTGCGACCAGGTGGCCTACCGCAACGCGGACCATGAGCACTTCATGGCGCAGATGGGGGCGGCGGCATGAGGCAGGTTGCCGCTCTGTTCGTCCGCGCCGACAGCATCTACAAAACGATGCCGGGCGTTGATGCCTGGGACATTGAGCGCGACGCGCGCAACTGGCCCGGTGGTTCGCCCGTGGTGGCGCATCCGCCTTGCCGCGCGTGGTCAAGCATGCGCCACTGGGCGAAGCCGAGGCCTGACGAGCCCGCGCTCGCACCGTGGGCCGTTGATCAGGTACGCCGCTGGGGCGGGGTGCTTAAGCATCCGCGCGGCTCTCTGCTGTGGCCGACGCTGAACCTGCCGCAGCCTGGCCAGCGCGACCGGTGGGGCTTCACGTTTGGCATCTTTCAAGGCTGGTGGGGCCACCGCGCCGACAAGCCGACGCTGCTCTACATAGTCGGGTGTCAGCCGCGCGATGTGCCCGACATGCCGATCCGGCTGGGTCAAGCCGAGCGTGTGATCTGCCCCTGGTCCGGCTTCCGCAAGGGCATGCCCGGCTGGCGCCCGCACGTCCGCAAGGACGAGCGCGAGCACACGCCCCCCCCCCTAGCCGACTGGCTCGTCGAGCTGGCGCGGCGCTGCCGAGTTGAGGAGGCCGCCGCAGCATGAACTACTTCGAGAAGCATATCGGCGACTACCTCAAGGACACGGCGCACCTGTCGCTGCTCGAGCACGGGGTCTACAACCGCCTGTTCGACGTGTACTACACCCGCGAGGGCCCGATCCCCGATGACCAGGCCGCGCGCCTCATCGGGGCCCGCTCGCGCGAGGAGAAGGCCGCGCTGCGCTCGGTCCTGACCGAGTTCTTCGAGCTGCAGGACGACGGCTGGCATCAGGCCCGGTGCGACGAGGAGATCGCCCGCTACCTGGCCAACGAGCCCGAGCGCGAGGTGAAGAAGGCCAACGAGGAGAACCGGACGCGCCGGCACCGCGAGGAGCGCGCGCGCCTGTTCCAGGTGATCACGCAGGCCGGCGAGCACGCCGCCTGGAACGTCCCGATCGCCGACCTTCGGGCCATGGCAGAGCGCATTGCAGGCGCCAAACCTGCAACGCCTGTCACGGCACCTGAAACAAAACCTGCGACGCGATCTGCAACGGTACCTGCAACGCCTGTCACGGCTACCCAGGAGCCAGTACCCAATACCCAGACACCAGACACCAGAGTTAAGGGAGAAGAGGGCGCGGATCCAGCGCCTCCCCCGCGTGCGCCTGCGCACACGCCCACGCGAGCTGGGCAGGCCGTGCTGCGGATGAAGCAGGCCGGCCTCGTCGCCGGCATCAGCCCCAGCCACCCGAAGCTGCTGGCCCTCCTCGAGGCCGGCATCACCGACGACGAGCTGGCCGACGCAGCGGCCGAGGCCGTCGCCAAGGGCAAGCCCTTCGCCTACGCCCTGGCCATCGCCGAAGGCCGGCGCCGCGATGCCGCGGACACAGGCGCGCTTCCCGCCGCACCACCACCCGGACGACGCACCGCCGTCGACCGCCAGATCGCCACCATGAACGCCCTCACGGGCAAGGACCGAAGCCATGGACCAGCCCCTGCAGCCGACCCCGCCAACGTCGTCGATGTCGATGCCCGTGTTGTCCCCTGACGGCACGCCGGTACCGACCCGCTGGGTCGAAGACCTGTTCGCCCGCCTGGCGGCCATCCTCGGCGGCTCGATGTCGAACGTCTACGCCAGCGCGGACCCCGACCGCGTGAAGGCGGAATGGGCCGAGGCCCTGGCGGGCTTCAGCGCAGAGGAGGTCAAGCGCGGGCTGGCAGCCACGCGCACGCGCAAGTTCGCGCCGAACCTGCCCGAGTTCCTGCACCTGTGCCGGCCAGCACTCGACCCCGAGGTCGCGTGGATCGAGGCCGAGCAGGGCATGGCCAGCCACGCCAAGGGCGAGCGCTTCGCTTGGACGCACCCCGCGGTGTACTGGGCCGGGAGGCAGTTCGGCTTCGAGCTGCGCAGCAGCAGCTTCGAGCAATGCCGCAAGCGTTGGACCGCCGCGCTGGCCGCCGAGTTCGCGAAGGGTGCATGGGCGACGCCCGCCGACCCGACGCAGCGCCGTATCGCCGCGCCCGAGCAGCAGACGTTCAACCCCGAGCTTGCAGCGCAGGCTCGCGAGAAGCTGCGCGAGCTGCGCCGAAAGATGACCGGCTACTCGACGCCGCAGGAGCAGGAAGCCGCGCTGCAGCGTGCCGAGGACCAGGCATTGCAGCAGGAGGTGGAGCCGTGATGCCCGCCGTTGAGACCGCGCGCGCCCGCGCGTTTTCGGCCCCGGTGCAGGCTTGCATGGGCGGCTGGTGCGCGAAGCGCGACCACTGCCCGCACTTCCACGCCGCGGATCGGCGGCAGCCTGCCGAGCGGCTGTGCGTGCCCGGTTCCGATGGCGTCGGCGTCAAGCGTCCCGTCGTGATTCATCGCCCCGTCGGGGCCTGGGAGGAGAGCCATGCATCCGCGCAATGAGCGGGAGGCGCACCGCGCCTTCGTCGAGTCGTGCCCGCCGTGCTCGGGCCACTGCCTGCAGGGCCGGCGCTGCCCGGCCAACGTGCCACGCGATCCGAGCGCGCTGCGCTGGGTGCTGCTGGTGCTGGCCGTGTTGTGGGGCTTGGTCGCCTGGGGCGTCGTGAGGTGCGCGTCGTGATCGTCCTTGGCATCGACATCGGCGTCACCGGCGCCCTGGCCGCGGTGGACGCTCGCGGCACCTGCAGCGTGGCGGACCTGCCGACGCTCGAGATCCCGGGCAAGCGCATGGTGCGCAGGCGCATCGACGCGCGCGGGCTGATGGAGCTGGTCCGCCAGTTCGTCCCGCCTGGCGAGGTGGCGCTGGCGCTCATCGAGGACGTGCACACGATGCCCGGCCGTGCCAACTCACCGCAGTCGCAGGGCTCGCTGATGCACTCGCGCGGCGTGGTCGAGACGGTGCTCGAGCTGGCGCGCCTCGACGTGCGTGCGGTGCAGCCTGCGACGTGGAAGCGCTGGTACGGGCTGATCGGCAGCGAGAAGGCCGACGGCATCGAGAAGGCCCGGGCGCTGTACCCGCTGGCCGAGTCGCACCTGAAGCGGAAGAAGGACCACAACCGCGCCGACGCTCTGCTGCTGGCGCACTTCGGGCAGAGGACCATGACCTGATGACGGCACCGCGTATCGACTGGCCCAGGCTGCTGGGCGACATCGCCTACATGCTGGGCGAGCCCGACCCTGGCAATCCCGACGTGCGCGTCCCGTGCTCGCAGGAGCGCCTGGCGTCCGCGCTCGGCGTTGCGCGCGGCACGCTGCGCGGCTGGATGGACGGCAGCGAGCCCAAGCACGGCGACGGCGAGCGCCTGCTCGACCGCTGGGTTCGTCTCACCGGGAAGGCCCGGATCTTCGCGCCTGTCGATCGCCGCCCGCTGTCGGCACACGCGAGGTAGGTCCCGGGCTGGAAACCGCCCGCAGGCCTCGCTGACCATTCCCCCGCACCGGACACCGCCGGTTCATCCCCACCACCCACCCGCAAAGGAGCGAAAGCCATGGGTCGATCCGCCTCGCAGCCCGTCCAGACGCCGGGAGCACCCGCACCGGACACCGCCGGTTCCGCCGACGACAGCACCACCGCGACGCAGGAGCAGGCCGCGTTGACCACCTCGACCGAAGCTGCTGCCGATCCCGACGCGCGGATCGCCGAGCTCGAGGCCCAGCTGGCGGCCCAGGCCGAGGAGAACGAGCGGCTGCGCGCCGCCGCCGCGGCCGACCCGAAGCTGCCGCAGGTGGTGTACGAGCCCGAGACGCCGCACGGCAAGGAGAAGCTGGCCGCCAGCGCCACCGCCGGCATGACGGTGGCCCAGGTGCAGCAGGCCATCGACGACAAGCGCCTGCCCGAGCCGGTCACGAGCTACCTCTGCGCCGACGGCTACTACGCGCGCCGGGGCTGAGCATGCTGCTGCGCCAGGCCCTCAGCGAAGAACGCGCTGCGCACGGCGACGAGCTGCAGCCGCTGCCCAACGTCCCGACCCGCGAGCAGATCCAGACCCTCGAGGGGATGCTGCTGCAGGTCGAGGCGCAGGGTGGTGGCGTGGCCATCGACACGTGGCACCACTTCGCCGACGGCCTGGTGGCCCGGACGATCCTGATCCCGGCCGGCACGATGCTGACCGGGGCTTCGCACAAGACCGAGCACCTGAACATCGCTCACGGCGACATCACCGTGTGGACCGAGGCCGGCATGCGCCGGCTAACCGGCTACCACGTGCTGCCGTCGCTGCCGGGCGCCAAGCGCGTGGGCTACGCGCACGCCGACACCTGGTGGACGACGGTCCACCTCAACCCGACCAACGAGCGCGATGTCGAGGCGCTGGCCGACGCGCTGGTCGAAGACACCCACACCCTGCAGTCGCGGCGACTCGCGCTGAAGGGCAAGCCCTTGGAGAGCCTGTCATGAGCTGGGTTGCAACTGCCGTCGTCGGCGCTGTCGTCGCCACGTCCGTCTACAGCGCGGACCAGCAGCGCAAGGCCATCCACGGCCAGCAGGATGCGATGCGCGCGCAGCAGGAGGAGGACGCCCGCAAGGCGGCCGAGGCCGAGACCGCCGCTCAGGTGGCTTCCAACGCCAAGCTGGCCGACTCGAAGCGCCGGCGCCGCAGCAGCGCGCTCGAGCTGGGCGACCCGACCGCCAGCGCCGACACCCTTGGCGGTGCCGCAGGTGCGACCGCCCTGGCTTCCGGTGGCCCGACACCGGCGGCACGTGTGGCCTCGTACTACCCCGGCACCTCGGCGGCCTACGCCGCGGGCACCGCACTGGGCGCCGGCTCGGCGAGCTCGCGCAGCACCGGCCGCGTGGGTATCCCGAAGACCCCTGACCGAGCCATGGCCGTCTGATGACCGCGCAAGTCGACGCCCTCTGCAAGCGCCTCACGCGCCTGAAGCAGCTGCGCCAGCCGCACGAGTCGGTGTGGCGCGACTGCTTCGATCACTCGTTCCCGATCCGCGCGTCAGGCCTCGACGGTGGGGCTCCGCTCGACGCGCAGCAGGCCATGGACCGCAAGTCCCGGCTGCTGCATTCGGCCGCTACCGATGCCGGCCGCACGCTGGCCGCGGCGATCGTCTCGGGGGCCACGCCGTCGAGCTCGATCTGGGCGCTGCTCGACGTGACGGGCGCCGACGGCGAGGGCCGTCGCTGGCTCGACGAAAAGGGAAAGCAACTCCACGAGGAGATCCACGCCTCGACTTTCGATGCCGCCGCGTTCGAGTGTGCGCTCGACCTGGTGGGCGCCGGCTGGTTCGCGCTCTACATCGACGTGGACCGCGATGCCGGCGGCTTCACCTTCACGCAGTGGCCGCTGTCCAGCTGCTTCTGCTCGACCACCAAGGCCGGCGGCTTGGTCGACACCGTGTTCCGCGAGTACACCCTGACCGCCGAGCAGGCCGTCAAGGAGTTCGGCGTCGAGAAGGTCTCGGCCGACACGGCGAAGAAGGCCGAGGTCGACCCCGACGCGCCGGTGACGATCTGCCACGCGATCTACCCGCGCAGCACCTACGCCGTGGGCGCGCGCCTGGCCAAGAACCTGCCGATCGCCTCCTGCCATTTCGAGGTCGACTCGAAGCAGCTGCTGCGCGAGAGCGGCTACCACGAGATGCCTGTGATCGTGCCGCGCTGGGCCGTGATTCCCGACAGCGTGTACGCGATCGGCCCCATGTTCGACGCGCTGCCCGACGCCCGCGAGCTCAACGAGTTCCTGCGCATGGACCGCATGAACGCCGAGCTGGCCATCGCGGGGATGTGGATCGCCGAGGACGACGGCGTGCTCAACCCGCGCACCGTCAAGGTCGGGCCGCGCAAGGTTATCGTCGCCAACTCGGTCGACTCCATGAAGCAGCTCAGCGCGGGCGGCAACTGGCAGCTGGCCGAAGCGCGCGTGGCGCAGTACCACGCGGCCATCCGCAAGATCCTGATGGCCGACCAGCTGCAGCCGCAGGACGGGCCGGCCATGACCGCGACCGAGGTGCACGTGCGCGTGGGCCTGATCCGTCAGCTGCTGGGCCCGATCTACGGCCGGCTGCAGGCCGAGTACCTGGCGCCGCTGGTCGAGCGCTGCTTCGGTCTGATGTACCGCGCCGGCGTGTTCGGCATGGCGCCCGAGTCGCTGGGCGGCCAGAACCTCAAGGTCAAGTACAACAACCCGCTGGCCCGTGCCCAGAAGCAGGAGGACGTGGCCGCCGTCGAGCGCATGACGGGCAACCTCACCGCGCTGGCGAATCTGGGCCAGGCCGTGCCCGCCGCGGCGGCCGCGCTCGACAAGGTGGACTTCGACGCCACGGTCGACGTGATCGTCGAGGGCCTGGGCGTGCCGCTCAAGGTCATCCGCGACGAGGACCAGCTGGCCGCGTTCCGCGAGCAGCGCGCGCAGCAGCAGGCGCAGGCGCAGCAGGCAGCGCAGGCCCAGCAGATGCAGACCATGGCTGCCGAGACTGCGATGCAGCGCTCGGTCAAGGCCGCCTGATTCCCTGATGGAGAACTGAAATGGCCGACGCGAACAGCGTTTCCCCTGGGCTTGCCACGCTGGGGGCTGGCGGATGGACTGTCACCGAGCCGAGCGCGGGCGGGCGGTTTGGCTCTGTCGGCGTGCTGACGCCGCAGCAGACTCTGGCTACTCAAGCCCTGGTGTCAGGGGCTGGGATCCCTGTCAGCTCGTACTGCCAGTTCTGCATCCCGACGCTTCAGTCGCCGGGCAGCGGCGCGGCCAAAGACGTGTCTGGAAACAGCCGGGATCTTGTCCTCGGGTCTACGGCTGTTGACGCAACCGTCTGGGGCGACACTTCACGCGAGCTGAATGCGCTGGCGACGATCACCGACTCTGCTTCGGGGTCAAACTACCTCTACATGCCATCATTCCCGGTGGTTTGGGATCTGTCGGAGTGGTTCATTTTTAGCATGCTGCTGAAATGCACTGTTGCACCTCAAGTAGGGAACCTTATTTCCTGCGCAAATGCAGGGTCGGCCCCTGGGTGGTATCTCAAGAGCGACGCGGCTGGTAAGCTATACGTGGTCATCATTAATGACGCCTTTGCCGTTGGTGGCAACCTCGCGTCAACGCCTGCGATTACTACGCAGAACCGGACAAACCACATCACCGTGGGCGTCGATCCGGTAAACAAAGACATCTTCCTTTATGTCAACGGCGTGCTGGTCAACCAGTGGTTGAACTCATGGTCTGGATCTGGGCAGTCGAACCTACTGCTGGCAACGGCGAACAGTGGGATGCCCAACGGCACCACGTCAATGTCAAAGTACGGGATGCTTATTGGCGGCATCCAGTACTACAAAGGCGCGGGCGCGATCCCGTCGCATCATGCGGCAATCGCTCGTAGGCTGGCTGCGCAGCCGTTTCTCCCTCTGAGCATCATGGATGTCTGATGCCGACTCGGTTGTCGAATCAGGCCGGCAGGCTGGCGTATGACGGGCAGCCTTGCAAACTACTTGGCGCCAACGCCTATAGCCTGTATTCACGCCTCGTCAGTAACAGCACCCCGAGTGCATACATTGAGGTGCTTGACAGGCTCTCTGCCGCTGGCTGCAAAGTGGTCCGTGTCTTTGGTGACGGCTTTTCACCCGGCTCCGGCCTGGGCTTGTGGGAGACGGCCCCGGCGACAGCAATAGCAGCGGCAACGACGCTTTTCGATGCAGCGCATGCGCGTGGCATGTCGCTGTTCTGGTGCATTCACTGGCATGTGCTTGGTGTGCCGCTTTGGAAGGCGGAGGCCAATACCGCACTGCTGTCCGGTTCCACGGCGAGCCGTACCTATTTGAAGCTGGTAATTGATACCGTAGTCCCGCAGTTCAAAAACCATCCGGCTCTGGCTGGGTGGGAGTGCGCGAACGAAATTCCAGGTTTGTTTGTGACCAACGGCCTGACCGTGGCAAACGCTACGGCACTGCAAAACGACATTCGCACCTGGATTAACGCGCAGGACAGTGGCGCGTTCATCAGCAGCGGTTCTAGCACCCACGACCTGACAGCAATTTCGGCGCAGAACGGATCGTATCCTGATGGCGGGCTGCAGAGCCTGGCCGCAATGCACTCTGGCTGGAATTCGCAAAGCAGCCATATCTACGCCGACCGCCCCACGGCAGTCGGATTAAATGGGTCCAACTTTCGGGCGTGGCTCAACCGTGTGTGTGGCGCTGCTCGCGCCCTCGGGCAGCCCATGGTAATCGGAGAGTTCGGCGGCGGCGCGGCGGACGCTGCAACAAGCGAGATACAAATTCGGCAAATGGTCGCGGGGTTTGCGGAGTCTGATTTTGCGCAACTTGCCTTGCTGTGGAACTGCGACGTGTCTGACTACAGCGCGAACAAAGCTGAATACATATTCAACGGCACTACGCGGCAGTATGTGTTTGATCTTTTAAACCAGCACCGCGCGATGTTGCCCACTACGTCAGGCAAGGCTGCGGCCCTGCCTGTGATCTGATTTCAATCCCCTGCCGGTGAACACAGCCAAAGCCGACCCGGCGACCTACGCCCGGGTGTTTGAGGGGCACCACGAGGGCGCCCTGGTGCTCGAAGACCTGATCGCGCGCTTCGGTGGCGCGCTGTTCGTCAAGGGCGGCGAGGAGGGGCGGCGCGAGACGGACTACCGGCTGGGCCGGCGCGCGGTGCTCGACTTCATCCTCGGCCAGATCAACCGGGCCAACGGCGCCGACCCGCCCGACGAAGACGATCCCCAACCGGCCGCGTGATGCGGCCTTTTTTCACCTCGAAGGAGTGACCCTCATGAACTGGAGGAACCATCATGTTTTCATGGCTGCAGCGGACGATGGCGGCTCGGGCGGCGGCGCGGCAGGCGCGGGAGAAGGAGGCGCAGCGGCTGGCGCTGGCGCTGGTG